CCCCGGGGTTCTCCCCCGGGGTCTTTCCGTATCAACCGGCCGACTGCGCCAGCCGGTGCGACTCGAGCGCCGCGATCCGCTCATCAAGACGGGCGTGAGTCCGGTCCGAGTTCGCCGTGATCGCCCGTATGTCGTCACGTAGGCCGTCGATCTGGTCCTCCGCGCGCTGGTCCCGGCGCTCGCGTTCGTTGCGCTCCTCGATCCGATTCGACTCGGCCACGTCCATGCGGTCCAGCACCGTGGTCAGAGTCCGCTGGATCGCGCGCACGTCCTCCCGGATCTCGTCCATGTCGTCCCGTATGTGGGTCCCGTGGGAGTTCGTCGTGGCCTCCACCGCTCGGGTGGCCGCCTCCTTCGCCCCCTCAGCCCGGTCCCCCACGCGGATAACCTGGTCGTGGAGGGAGTCGATCCGGGACTGGATCCACGACCGGGACCAGCGCAGAACCAGGTTCCCGAGCGACAGCAGACCCACGACCAGGGCCACCAGCCCAGCCACCACCTCGCGGGAGGTGAAGACCTCCACGAGGGGCGGCTGGGCCGTGACAGGCAGTGCCTGCAGGAGCTCCACGTCAGTCGGCCTCGTGGCGCGGCTGGTAGGTCCCCCGGGTCTCACCCCCGGGGGTGACGATCCCCGCCCAGTTCAGGAGCGAGACGCCCCCGATCCGGACACGGGACAGGAACTGATAGGCGACCCAGGCGAAGCCCAGGAACTTCGCGACCTGGGCGGCCAGGACCTCAGCCTGCAGCGGGTAGGCGGACAGGGCCCACGCGCCCGCGGTCAGGACCACGGCGGCCCCGATCACGAGAGCCACACGACGGGCGGGAGTCCACCAGGGGCGGTCCAGGGCGGCCTGCACCAGGGGCCACAGAACGCCCAGGACGACGGTGGTGACGAAGGGGTCCGAAACCAGTGACTTCATCCGTTTTCCTTTCTGTTGCCGGTCACCATAGGCGACCGGAGTTCGTACGGGAGTTGTTCAGGGCGCGCTGCAGCGCCCCGATCGTGGCGGGGCCCGGCTCCCCGTCGACCCAGTCCGCGTAGTCCCAGCCGGCCGGCAGGTACTCGCGGTGCCAGGCGATGATCAGGTACTGGAGCGTCCGCCACGTGTCCGGTCCGAGGACGCCGTCCTCGTCCAGGCGCGGGGAGTCGTTCAGCGCCTCCTGCGTGTCGGTCGGGACCGCGGAGTTCAGGAACCGCTGGAGCCGCTCGATTGCGGGGGAGCCGTCCTCGTCCAGGACTCCGTCAATCGTGGTCCCCATGACCTGCTGCAGGCGCCCGATCGTCGCCATGCCGAAGTTCCCGTTACACACGAGCTCGGCCTGGCCGTCGGACTTGTTCCACTTGCCCGTGTACGGGCTGACCGACGGGGCGGCTGCAGCGGGGGCCGAGCGGAAGCCCGTTGATCCCCCGCCCCGCATGGCGTCCCACGCGGACCGATCACGCAGGCGGTTCAGGTCCAGCGTGCCGGAGTAACCAGGCAACCGGCCGTCCTCCGTGTACTGGTGAATCAGGGCGCCAGACCCCCAGTACGGAACCGACGGGACGGACGGGTCCGAGTAGGCGCGGCCGTAGTCGCTGTACTCCGGGCCACCAGCCACCCACAGCGGGTAGCGGGCGGCGACCGCCGACCAGTCATAGGAGTTCAGCACGTTCTGGTAGGTGTAGAAGCCCGGCGTGGAGCCGGTCTCCGCAGCCACCTGGTTCAGGAACGCCAGCGCAGGGCCAGGACCGAGCCCGACGGCGTCGGCCTCCCAGTCCAACCAGAACGTGGCACGTCCGACGTACGCCTTCGCGCGGTCCAGGAAGTAACGGGCCTGAGCGGCCGCGTCCTCATCGTTCGCGAAGTGATAGAAGCCGAGCCGCTTGCCCGCGGCCAGAGTCGCCTCCGCCTGCTGCCGCCAGAACGGGTTCTCGTAGCCGGTCCCCTCCGTGATCTTGACGATCACGAAGTCTGCCCAGATCGCACGCAGGTTCAGACCGCCCTGGTGGCTGGAGACGTCGATCCCGTGCGCGTGCTTGGGCTCCGAGCTCGTGATCACCGGAGTCGGGGAACCCGCGGGCTTGGACTTCGCGAACTCCGGCCACTGCTGGAAGAACTTCGCCTCGTTGAACCGGTGGCAGGAGGTCCAGGCGCCGCGCAGCGTGTGCGGGTGCGTGCTATAGCGCGCGGTCCGGGTCTCCTGGCCGGTCTGGTCGCCGCGCTCGCCGTATATGTCGCCGGTCTCGGCGATCCACGCCTCCGACTCAAGCGGGTCGTAGCCGTTCTCGACGATCACGATCACGTGGCCGACGCCGCCCTCGTTACCAGCCGACAGGACGATGTCGCCGACCTGGAAGCCGCCGTCCGGCGTCAGGTTCTCGTCGGCCCACGGGACCTCCTCGAAGCCCCGGGCCTCCATACCGGCCCGGAGGTTCCCGGTCCAGAAATCGTTCGGCTCAAGCAGCGCCTGGTGGCCCCACGGCACGCCGTACGTGTGATGGAGGCCATAGGAGATCGACCCGGCAACCAGACTCGAACAGTCCGCGCTCTGCGGGCTGGAGACCCGCCCGTAGGCGTCAGCGGCGGCGTACCAACTGCGCCGGTCCTCGCCCTGGCTGTAGCCCACCGGCTGGTTGTCGCAGATTTCCCGCGCGATCTGCGCGGTGACGGATCCGACGCTCACGCGACTCCTCCCTGCTGCTCCTCCCAGCCAGCGGCGAAGTTGACCGGTCCGGCCTTGAACGGGTTGAGCCACGCGCGCGCCACGTTCTTGTAGGTCTTGCCGTTGACGGTGATCCGCTCACCGGGGCCGATCATGGCGCCGGGCTGCAGGCCCTTGAGGTCCTTCGCCTCGTGGGAGACCGACGCCTCGTAGGCGTCGATCCGGGCGTCGACTTCCTTCTTGCAGTCGCGCAGGTACTCGCGTCGGCTGTTCTCGGCTGAGACCCGCTCAGCCAGGCCGACGAACTCGGCGTCGGTCATGAAGCGCAGGCCGCGCTCCGACGTGTCCATGAATCCGGGGTTTGCCATTAGGCCATGCTCCTTGGGTGGGCTAGTGCGAACAGGGTGGAGTAGGCGGAGTCTCCGCTGATGGAGAAAGTTCCGCCGGTTCCGTACGCTCCGGTGAATCCGCAGCGAATCTTCGGGTCCTGACCGGCGGGGACCACGCGGATCCCGGTGACCGTGACGGTCGCGCCGGTGGAGTCGTTGGGGAAGCGAGCTCGGTAGGGGCGGTCCAGCAGCAAGACGGTCGCGTCTATGTCGCCCGCTGCGACGCGCCCCCAGACCGTGAAAGAGACCTGGACGATCCGGTCGTACGGGCGGACGCCCAGATCGACCTGGGCGGCTCCCGAGTACTGGCCGTTCCCGAGCTTGAGCGTGTTGTTGATCGGCACGCTGGCCTCCACGGCCTGGACCTCGTTAATCGGTCGCAGGATCCACGTGTTGCCGTTCTTCGAACCGTCCGATCGGTACAGGACGCCGCCGACGTCCAGGTAAGCGGGGTGCGCGGCCGTGGGCGGGTGACCGGCGGCCTCCGCCTTCGACAGAATCTCCCGACCAGCGGCCACGGACTGGGCGGGGAAGACGATCCCCGCGGCGTCCAAGGCGGCGGGCCACGCGGACAACAGGTCGTCCCCGGCCTCCGGGACCGGGACTCCCTTCCAGTGAGTCGTGGGCACGTGTCCTCCTTGTTACTTCGTGTAAGAGACTTCGATCACCAGGTCGTGGGACCAGTAGCCGTACGACGCGTTCCCGACTCCCTCGAAAGAGATGCCGCGGTACGTGCCGTCCTTGAACCCCGGCCAGAGGTTTCTGGGGACGCTCACCCACCGGCCCTCGCCACGGCCCCAGCCGCCAGCCTCGTGCCAGCGCCACGCGCCGTTGGGGTTGAACGACCCGGGCGCGGAGGCGTACGGGTGCACGCCGATGGAAGCGACGCCGGTCTGCCCGTACCAATGGCGCGCGTACGCGTAGACTCGCATGCCCGTGATCGTCGCGCCGCGCAGGTCGCCCGTCATGTCCGGGAAGCCGATCAGGCTGCTGTAGTTCCAACTGGCGTAGCGGCCCTGTGGCATGGTGTCCAGCCAGGCCGAGTCGGGTGAGCCGTTGGAGTAGGCGCGCCACCAGTTGGAGCGGAACTGCTTCGTGTAGTTCTGCTTCGGCTTGGGCTGCTCCACGGGCTTGGTCACGCCCAGCGAGACGGACTTGTTGATCTGCAGAGTCGGCTCCACCGCGCGACCCAGGTCCTGCACCAGGGCGTACGGGTGGGGCAGTCCCCGGTCCTCCACAGTCAGAGTCACGCCCTCGGATCCGTAGGTGGAGGACACAAGGAACAGCAGCCGGTATGTACCGGACTCCGGGGGCGTCCATATGGGGAAGACGGCCTGGCTGGTCTGGATCTGTCGTAAGTTGTCTGAGGTGGCGCGGAACCGGTGCTCGGTCTGGTGCTTCCCGCCGTCCACGGTCGCGTAGCGCAGCCAGAACTCGAGCATGGCGTTCGGTTTGTTCGAGAACCACGGGATCACGGCCTCGGCCCGGTACGCACGCCCGGCCTCGGCGTCGAAAACGAGCTCGAACACGGAGTCGGTCACGCCCACTTGGTGGCGGCTGTTACCCGGCCACGGCCACACGGACCCGTGGGCGACCACACCCCGGGGCAGGGCGGCCAGGGTCTCAGCCAGGTCCGTACCGCGCCAAGTAAGCCGGTCAGCCACGGACAGGGACTGGGTGGACACGACGCCGTCCCCGGTGATCGTGGCCTTAGCCAGGCCGTCCGTGCCGGTGATCGACAGGAAGTCCGCACCGGCCGTGCCGAGCGTGACGACCTCCGTGGGCTGGTTCCCGACGGCCTTCACCACGTGCAAACCCGTGGAGTCCATGATCGCCGCGTCCCCGGACGGGTCACCAGCGACGATCCGCGTGGACAGGCGGATCGTGTCGGCCAGGAGCTCGCCCGTGATCTTCGCCTGCCCGGCCTCGAGCATGGCGGTCGTGACTTTCGCGAAGGTCGCGAGCTTCGCCCACAACTCGTTCGAGGCGACGACCTTCGACGCGGTGACCGCGCCGTCGGCCAGTTGGACCGAGCCCACCGAGCCGGGGACCAGGACGCGCCCAGCCACCAGCGTGTGGTCCTGCCACGCCTTGTCCGCGGCGTTCCAGACCTTGATCCCCGTGGCCTGCTTGTCAGCCCCGGTCACCACCCACACGTCCCCGTCCACGGGGGAGTCCGGGGCGGTGCCGGCGACAGTCACGCGGCCGAGCGCCCGCTTCAGGGCGTTCGCGGCCGCCTCACCGGAGGTGGCCGCAGCATCACGAGCGGCCTTGACCTCCTCGGACAAGCGCTTCTGCGCCGCCTCGATCTCCTTCTTGGTAGCCTCAAGCTCAGCCTTGGTGCCGGCCGCCTCCAGGGCGATCCGGCCCGTCGCGCCCGTGGCGCGCGCCTGGCCACCCTCAGGCAGGGAGGCAGGGCTCACCACCTGGTAGACGCGGCCGGTGCCATCCTGGAGACAGACACACTCAGCACCGACCGCGGTCACGCCGCCGTCGGCCGGGGCCACGACCTCACTCACCGGGTCATCCGCCGGCAGCTCGACGCGGACCATGCCGCCGTCCTCGATGTCGACGACGCGGCCAGTGGCCCACGTGCCCGCCTGGCTGCCGGAGCCGTAGGACGCCTGCTGCGACGCGACGGCGGTGCGCGGGGACGGCTTACGGTCGATCCAAAGATTCGGTCTCACCATGCCAGTTCCTCCATATCCACGCGCATCTGCCCGGCCGGCTTGTCCACCGGCAGGCTGTAGGCGATGACCTTGCCGACGATGACCTCTCCCGCGTCGGTGTGGACGGCGATCACGTCGCCGGCCTCCAGACGGGGGTCAGCGGCGATCTCCACGGAGCGTTTCGACGCCGCTGACAGGTCTGTCTCCATGTTCGTGAGCGCCGCCTTGTGGACGGTGGCGCGACTGTCGGCGGAGTTGATTTCCTTACGCTCAGTCACCCATCCGTAGATGGCGGGCTCGTAGGGCCAGGAGGCCGCCGTCGCTGTCCCGGTCCACTTCACGGCGGGTTTCTTGTCGCTGGACTGCTGTGGGCTGCCGACGGTCACCCACCGGTTCGGGCGGCGCTCCACGCTCTTGCGGGGCGCCTCGATGAGCATGTCCCGGCCCGTGTAGCGGGCAACCGGGTTCCGAGCAGTCGTCTGCGCCCATAGGTGCAGGCACCCGTCGGCCTTCACCGCCCAGTTGATCCCCCTCGGGTGACACAGGTCCCGGATCGCCTCAGTCCTGGAGTGACCCCACTGCGTGGCCTCAGGCACCCTGGGGTTCGGGGTCCCAGGATCCAGGACCACCGGGAGCGTCCCAGCGAGCCGCTGCGCCTCAGACAGGACCGTCGCCCCACGCGGCGGGGATGACGGCCACGCCATCGGGTCCTGCTCGAGCACCTGGAGTAGGTCCAGGCACTCGACCTTCACCTTGCCGCTGGCGTCCTCCTCCCAGGACTGGTGCTGCCACCACCCCAGGTCGACCTCATCCCGGCCGTCCCGCGTTTCGAGGATGGCGACGACGTGGCTGCGCTGCCCGTAGTTGTTGAGCGGGCTAGCGGGCGACTCGGGCACCCACCCTGACGGGCACTCAAAGGTCAGTTTCCCCGGCACGACACGATCAGACGACCAGTCGATCTGCACGTCCTCGCACGGGATGTCCAGGGCGGCCACAGTGCGCCCCAGGTGCACGTCAATCCGTACGCCGACGGCGACGGGGCCGGCCAGTGCCTCAGTAGACGGGCCGGGTCTCATGGCATCCCCTGCACGCGCCGGGCGACCTCGAGGGCGGACCATGCCTGCCAGCCCGGAGTGTCCGGGTGCGCCTCGCCGTAGTCCTCCCACTCACCCCAGGTGGTCACCGGGACAGCCCCCATAGGGGTGCCGTCCTCGCGGGGTTCGTGCGCCGTCCACTTCACCGTCAGCTCGATCAGGTCATCATGGAGCCGCTTCCGGGAGACTCCGGTGACGATGACCGCCCTCGGCGGCACCCCCGCCGTCGGCGCGGACGGGATGAGCATGATCGGGGCGTGAGCCTGGAGCACCCACCAGACGTATGCCTCTGCGGCGGGGTCGCAGGCGATGACACCGGTCCCCGTCTCAGGCTCATCCCGGAGCGCCCACCGGGTCACCCCAGCGACGTGGCTGGCCTTTGAGGACCACTCGATCGGGTCCTCGTTGCTGACGTAGATGAGGCCGGGTGCGGATCTCCCATCCCGGCCTGCCACGTAGACGCCGAACCAGTCACCCGTGGGGCGGGTGAGCGACACACTGTCGCCCCCCGCGTTGTAGGTGATCTCGACGCCGGGCGCTGCCAGCCCATCCGCCACGAGGTGCCGCCCCTCCCCTAGGCGGGCCAGGACACGGTCACCAGCGGTCACCGTGACCGGCCCGTCCACCAGCAGGGACGGGAGCCCGGACGTCGTGCCGATCCACCCCTTGAGTGCCATCCTGGCTCCTCTCAGTCGTTGCGTGAGACCTCGACGGCGACCCGCTCAGCCTCGACGCGCATCCGGCCGACTAGTTCGCCGTCGACGTCGCGCACCTCCAGCACCGAGGGCGTGTTGCCGCGCTTGCTGAGGATGTCGTCGATCTTCGACCACTGCCCCCCGGTGAAAACGGGTTCGGGCTTGCCGGTTGCGTTGAGGACCGTCGTCAGCCCCGGCTGGAGCAAACCCCCGGAGTCGAACTTGTAGAGGCCGGTCGACGGCGACCCGTAGATCGGGGTCTCGCGGACCGGGATGCCAAACGTTGGGGCCTCGACCATCATCCCGTTGCCGGAGGCGATGGCGATGTGGTGCGCCGGAGCCCCCCAGAACAAGAGCGTGCCGGGGGTGTTGTAGGACCCGCCGGGCGTGCTGCCCGCCTGGTAGCCGGCCGCCGTCAGGCGGGGGATCTTGCTCCCCATCTGGTGGGCCGCCCAGTAGACCAGACCCGAGCAGTCGACGCCGGGCGGGATCGAGGACCCACCCCACACGTAGGTTGCGCCGATCGCCTTCCTCGCCGCATTCACGATGTCTGAGGCCGCCATGGTCGCGGTCTTGCCCTTGAGCCACTGACCGAAACCATCGACCCACTTCCCAGGCAGGGCCCCAGCCACGTCCTTGAAGAAACCGGATCCCGGCAGGCCAGCCATGACCGCCTTCATGGGGGCACGGATCAGGGTATCCACCGCTCCGAGCGGGTCGGAGATGATCGAGGAAACCGCGTCCGCCGCGCTGGAGATCCAGCCAGTGGCCGTATCCCAGCCCGAGCTGACGGTGCCCTTGATCTTGTCCCAGATGCCGCCCTTGGCGAAGGCGGCGAATTTCGCGCCCGTGTCCCCGCCGGGGATGTGCGCCCCGCTCGAGCCTCGCGCGGCCGCGTTCATCCGGTGGACGGCAGCGGGGCCACCGACCGCCTTCACCCACTCTGGCCGCATGATCGCCTCACCGCCGGACAGGGCGATCGCGCCGCCACCGTCGGGTGAGTAGAAGTGGTAGATGTCTTTCCCCGGCGAGTAGCCTGGGAGGACGCCACCACTGGCGTAGCCGGGGATTGGGCTGACGTCCGGGAGGCGGAGCGAGAGGCCCAGTTTCTCCGCAATGGAATCAGCCGTTTTCTTAATACCATTCTTGTAAACGGTATTAATGATGAAGTTAATCGGCTTCGCGGCGATTCCCTTAACGGAGTCCCATACGGTCTGAATGCCGGACTTCATATTCTCGAAGGCCTTTTTGATATTCGTCGTGACCGTGTCGAAAATAGGCTTGAGAGTATCCCGGAACCAGGACGCCACCGTATTAATGGTGCTCTTGATGCCATCCCAGACTGTTTTCAGGCCGCTCCACAGGAGGTCGGCACCATTCTTGATGCCGTTCCATACCGCAGAAATGACCGGCTGCACATAGGACTGGAACCAACCCACGACGGTGTTAATCGTCGCCTTGATCCCATTCCAGATCGTGACAATCCCATTCCAGAGGAACTGTGCTCCCGACTGAATCCCGTTCCAGACCGCCGAAATGGTCGGCACCACATAGGCCTGGAACCAAGCCACCACAACCTGGGCGGCAAGCTGAATCCCGCTCCAGACGGTCATGATCCCGGACCACAGGTACTGCGCCCCGGCCTGAATAGCAGACCAGACGACGGAGAGTGTAGGGGACACGTAGGCGTTGAACCAGTCGACCACCACCTGGACGGCGGCCATAATCCCGGACCAAACCAACTGGATCCCGGTCCACAAGTACTGCGCCCCGGTCACGATCCACGACCAGACCGTCGCCAAAGTCGGGGCCACATAGGCCATGAACCAGTCCACAGCCAGTTGGGCCGCGACCTGAATCAGAGTCCAGACCACAATAAACGGGATGGACAGCGCCCAAATCCCGACCTTGATAGCCGTCCACACGGCCTCAAAAACCGGCACCACATAGGTGCTGAACCAATCGGCCACCGTCTGCACCGCAGTCTGAATACCAGACCAGACGCCCGACACGATGCCTACGAGGCCATTCCAGATACTCCCCAGGACCCCCACAGCGCCCGTGATAGCCGGCACCACATAGGAGGTGAAGAACCCAGACACGGCGTTCCACACCGTATTCCAGGCCGAGCTGAGAGCATTCAGGGTCGCATCCCAGTATGGGGCAATCCAGTCCAGAAACTTGTGGAACTCCTCGGTGATAGCCGCCCACGCCTTCTTGCCCGTCTCCGTCTGGGTGAAAAACCACGCCAGGGCGGCGACGACGGCGAGAATAGCCGTCACGATGAGAATGTATGGGTTCGCATTCGAGACCACGTTGAAGGCTGCCTGCGCATTCTTCGCGGCATTGACAGCGCCTTCCATGGACTTGAGGCTGGTCACCCATTTCAGGATGCTGCCGGCCTGCTTGATCGCGTCAATCGTCGTCGTGGCCTTGTGGAGGCCGTAGAACGCGGTGGCGGCGGTGCCGACGGTGACGGCCAGGGTGGAGAGCATCCCCTTGTGCTCGATACCCCAGGCCGTCGCGGTCAGGAGGGCGTCGCCGACCTTGACGATGGCGTCACGCAGGCCCTCCAGGAAACCGGTCAGCGGGGAATTCGGGTCGAGCCCGAAAAGGGGCTTGTCCGTCTCCCCAGTGAAGATGATCTCCGTGAGCCCCTGCACCGACGGAATCAGCGTGTCGTTAATCCACGTGCCGGCCTCGATAGCGGCGTCACGGACACTGAAGAGGAAATCCACAAGGGCAGAATCCTCTTCGAGGCCGAATAGCGAATCAGGCCCCTGATAGTCGCCGGAGAAAAGGATGCTAGCGACACCCTGTAGGCCGGGCACTAGGGTGCCGGTAATCCAGTCGCCGGCCGCGCGGGCGGACTCGCCGATCTTGAAAAGGAAATCGACGATGCCGGAATCCTCTTCGAGGCCGAACAACTTTTCGGAGCCGTCAAACTTCCCCTTGGAGAGGATATCCCAAACGCCCTGAATACCGGGGACCAATTTATCGTTAATCCACCCGAAAGCCGCCTCGGCCCCGGTGGCGACATTCCCCATGAAGTCAGTCAAGGCGGGCTTGATCTGGTCGACGATACCCATCGCACCAGACACAAGGGCGGCCTCAAGGTTCCCCCAAGCGCCCTCAATCGTCTTGGTCGACGTCGCCGCCTCCTTGGCGACATCCGTCATACCCAGGTCCATCACCGCGGCATTGAATTCCTCGGCGGTGATCTCGCCCTTCTCCATCGCCTCACGGAAATTCCCCGTGTAGGCACCGGCCTCGAGGAGGGCCTGCTGGAGTTTCCCGGACGCGCCAGGAACCGCGTCGGCCAATTGGTTGAAGTTCTCGGTGGTGAGTTTCCCCTGACCGGCGGTCTGGGTAAGCACCATGCCGACGGACTTGAATGTCTCGGCGTTTCCGCCCGCGACGGCGTTGAGGTTACCGGCCGCCTCGGCGAGTTTGTCATAGCCCTGGACGTTGTTGGACGCCAACTGGGCGGTGATCGACTGAATATCGGACAGGCCGTAGACGGTCTTGTCCGCGTAGTCCTTCGTGGACTTGGTGAGCCGGTCGACGTCGGCCGCGGATTTCCCCGCGAAGTTCAGGGTGTTCTTGAACTTATTCGTCGCGTCGGAGGCGGTGATCGCCTGGGTGGCAATGTCCGAGAAACCCGCGGCGAGGCCGACGGCGGACGTGACGGCTAGCGCCCCGGCGGCGATCTTCCCGACCTTGCGGAACGCCCCACCCAGGCCGGAGACAATACTGTTCTCCGCCTTGGAGGTATTGACGCGGTTGAGCTGGCCCTCGACCTCGCGGGTGAGGTTGGAGCCGGAGATAGCGACCTGAATCCAGGCGGTTCCGATGTTGTAGCCAGACAATCCAGGTCCTCCTCTATATGCTGGGAGGCCCCACAGCGGCGTGCTGTGGGGCCTCCC